GACTGGAACAACAGCTTTAACCATTGGAGGTAGCAATACCTATTCGGGAGGAACATTATCTGCTCCATCGTTGGCAACTGGCACAATTGCATTTTCGAAAAATAACGCTTTTGGAACAGGGTTGTTTACATCTGCTGGGCCATCGCAAATAGTTTGTACTGCGACATCAACGCTATCAAATGATTTCCAAATAAATGCCGCACAATCTTTGCAATTTCGCGTTAATGCCGCGACGGTTATACTAACAATTTCGGGTAACATTGCTGGAAGCGGAAGTATTAGCAAAACATCAACGGGTCAACTTCGATTAAACGGAACTTTGAGTTGCACAGGTTCAACGACGATCAGCGCTGGAACTTTACGAGCGATAAAAACAACTGGCGCATCGACCGCAACCGCAACATTTACTACTGGTCTTACGGTTTCTTTCAATGTTCCGCCAACCGCAGGAATGACGTTTCGTTTCTTCGCCGGATCGACGACTAACACCTATGCCTCGGTCACTTTAGTCGGTGCTCCAGGGCGAACAGGAGTTTATACATCGGCAACATCTACGCTCACCATCGCATGACAATTTTACCGAACGAACAGGGCTGGGCATTCGACGAGTCAACCGCATGGAAACTTGTTTACGATGGGATCACGATCATCTTTTTTGATGAAACAGAAAAGGCTATCTCGACGCAAAGCGTGCTATTCGTAGGAACAAAAGACGAATGCGATGCAGAGATCGCGCGGCTTGGGCTTGTTGACGTTACCGCCCAAGAGAATGATAACGGACTCGACATACACTCTGACGCTGGAGAAGGCGCTTACTGATACTTTCGTCCTTGCATTACAGCAAGAGATGCAAAGCGCCTTGGTGGTAACGGCAGCGGAGAACTTTGGAACGATGACGCTGCCAGCCTGCTTCGTGAAATGCACAAGGCAGCGCGAGAGTATTATTGACTCAGCGATCTTTCAATTCTCTGTCGATATCGCTTTGATCGTGCAGGCCGACGACATGGATCAAATGGCAATGGAAAACTTGTGGTCACAAGTGCTCTGCGTATCGCACGACATTACAGGCCTCAAGACAAAGTTGAACGCAGTCCGTCCGCAATATGCTTTCGTCTTCGGCATCCTTCGGGACGGGCCAGTTTCGCTCTCGTTAAACGAGCGGCATTTTGAACGATCGGTCACGATCACGGTTCACGCCGCGCTTTTCGCAAGTTGACAATTTTCGCGAATTACTATGCCAGCAACCGTTATAACCTCATCTGTCGCCTCAGGCGTCGAGTTCGGCCTTCTCCAAGAGACAGGCCTCCTCCTCAATTCATTCTCTCGCTCCGTTCAGAGCGACAAAGCAACCGTAATGGACGCGCTCGGCGATACCGTCGCTGTCGCGTATTTCAACAAGTCAGCAACGATCTCGCTTGACGGCGTCATCAACGGCGGCGTTGCCTACGAACTCGCCAACGTGCTCACGCTCGCAAACGATACGTCCTCCTACGGCGTTTCTGGTGGTGCAGTCATCGTCGATTCCGTAGCCGAAAAGACAGGCGCAGGCACGTTCAAAACGATCACCGTTTCCGCGACTCAATACCCAGAGATCGTCTAACACCCTGGCTCATGCCGATGGCTCCCCGGCTAAAGGGAGCCGCCTTTTTATATATGGACTGCAATAAGAAATTCTTTCACACGATCAACCTTAAAGCCGCTGTGGCACTCGCTACGATGGGCTTCAAAATGAACTTCCCACCGGTCACTCGACTGGTGCGAACCGACGGCAAGGAGTCCACCGAGTTCTGGTTTGAAGGCGAAAACGACAAGGGCCAAGACGCTTCGCAGATATACCGGCAGATGACAAAGGAAGGCGACGAGCTTGAAATAAAAGAGCCAGAGAATCCGCTCTGCTACATCCGCGCCGCACTAGCGAACCGAGACGTATTGGTGGACATCATCCGCAATACTCCGCGCTTGATCGAGATCGAGCACAACGGCAAGCGCATTGCGATTTCGGAGAACGCTTCCGACAAGACTAAGCAAGAGATGACAAGATTTTTAAAATAATGAAAAAGACACAAAACACAGACCTAGTAAAAGACGACGAAATCCTTCGCATTCAAGCAATGGAAGACGGGCCGAAGAAAGTGAATGGGCGCATCCTGCGACCGATCACGGCGCTTACGATTTCATGGATGCAACGCAACGAGATTTTCAGCGGCAATATGGATCTCGTTTGGAAAGCGGCAGCCTTTGCATTCTTGCACAGCGAACCAACAAGCGCGATCCGTTCTGTCGTTAATGACCGCGATACGTTCGTTAACGCCGTCGATTCTTGGATCGAAAAGAACATGGCGCATCATCTTGAAGTCGGCTCTATGTCGGACGCGATGAACTCCGCCTTTGAGCTTTACAACGCATCGGCAACAGAATCTAAAGCAGGATCAGGAAGCCCAAACTAAACAGCCCCAACTGGCTCGCAGCTTACGTTTTCAGACTCGTTAAGCTGACCGGCTGGGGCTTCTCTCACATCCTAGAAGAACTCCCGTTCGCGGCAGGCTTGCAGTTACTCCAGGCTGACGACTACACGAACGGCATCCATCGGCCTTGGTCGCGCAACAACGCCAGCGTTGATATTGACGCTCTCGCCACCATAGAAGATACCCTCGCAAAATATGGCAAAATTCAAGTTCGAGAGTGTGAAGTTTGAACAGATTATGAAGGACTACGCGGAGATTCGCGAAGTCACGATTCCTGACGCCGTTATGCTCAACGCTCGCCTTCTTTGCGTGGAGCTGGCGAGAAGGACGCAGCCGTTCGGGAATGATGAAACAGCCGGAACAACTCGCGTAAAGAATGATATTGGAAAAATCATCAAGCCGCCGGTTCAACTTTTAGCAATGGCAAACAAGGTTGAAAATAAGAAGATCGGGAAACGATTGAAGGCGCTGATAATGAATCAGCGTTATGATATTGTTGAAACTATCTTTCGGAACCTTGGGTTTTTGAATAAGTGGACGGGGATTGAATTTCTGGACAGCAAGAGCGCAATAAAGACACATCATCAATCTGCTCGCGTTAAGCCCACAGGAAGAACAAAGACAAGGGGAAGTAAGTTGTTTATTTCAAGCGGAAGCGAACTCAATACATACATCACAGAAATACAAAAGCGCGTCGGCATTTCAAAAGGTGGATGGGCTGATTGTGCAAGCCAGCTCAAGAAAGTCAATAAGGGGGGGCTTCTCACAGGATTCCCGTCATGGGTTAAAAAAGCCGTAAGAAGCGGATCGGGATCAGTTCAAGACGTAACGTCCAACATTAAAAACCCGAAGGTGACGCTTACAAACAACGTGCCTTGGATATCTCAGATTCTTCCAACGAGTGAACAACTCAACGCGCTTTCAGTCGTCTCAACTAAGATGCGGAATCAAATGAACATGATCCTAAAAAAGAGACAAAAAACCCTTACAGAAACTTAGAATATGGCAGACGTAACCGTAGAATTTGGCGCAACCGATACAGGGCTTGAAAAGACACTCAAGGCCGTTCAAGACGAGCTAACCCAGCTAAAGGGCAAAGTATCGAGCGGCGAGCTTTCCATGACCGAACTGGAAAGCACAATGAAGCGCATCGGTCAGGTCACGACGATGGAAAAGAATATTAAGGCCATCGGTGACTCGTCCACCGCGACATCGCCAAAGGTTGAAGAGCTTAATTCTGACATCAAGAAAACTGGGGATAATTCAGAGGAAGCCGGGAAAAAGGGTAAAACGGGATTTGGCGAAATAGCCTTAGGTGCAGGCATTGCGGGCGCGGCGGTTAAACTCGGAACAGCGGCTATTGACGCCGCATTTGCCGCAGCACAAAAGACCGTGCAGAGCTTCGGAGACGCTTTGAATATGGGTGGAAGGCTTGCAGAGCTTTCAGACCGCACAGGCGTTGCTGTCGATAAAGTAATGCTATTGGAAAGAGCATTTCAAAACACGGGAGTCGGAGCTGATTCGCTTGGCCCAATCCTAAACAAGATGCAAAAAGCGATTGTTGATGCTGGCGACGGCACGAGTAAGGCCGCTGACGCATTCACGAAACTAGGCATCCCACTTTCAACGCTTCAAAACTTATCACCAGACGAGCAACTTAAAGCCATAGGCAAAGCTATCGCGGGAATTCCAGACCCAGCGGAGCGTGCAGCCGTATCGATGGAGATATTCGGTAAATCTGGCGGTGCATTGAACCAAGTATTTGCAAATATGGATGGCGAGCTTGAGACTGCAAAGGCTCAACTCGGATCGCTGCCAGAAGTGATGAAAGCGGGGGCAGCACAGTTCGACAAAATCAGCGACAACTTAACCGTTATCGGTGGTAAATTCGTAGAATTTGCGGCTGGAATTATCGACAAGGTAAAGCCTGCACTTGATGCACTAACAACAGCCTTAACTCGAATTGACGCTACAAAACTAGGTCAAGACCTAGCTGGGTTCTTTACAGGGGCAGGTGCAGGAATGCAGGGATTTCAAGCGGCCGTTGATGCCATTGATGCTGGAGAAATGGGAACGGCATTTAAAATCGTTGCGCAAGCAATACAGATTCAATTCAAGGAAACAGGGAATAGTATTTACGCGAGCATGGTTGCTGCATTTAAGACAACCGGTGATTTCATAATGGATCAGTTTAGTTCAACTGGGCCGCTTGTTGCTTTGTTCCAAGATTTCGGGAATTTGATTTCTGGATACATTACAGAAAAACTTTATCTTGTAATGGCTGATTTCATGGATGCTATCGGTAAATCTGGAATGGCAGACACATTCAGATACCAAGCAGAAACATCTGCAAATGAAGTTAAAACCGCGCTTGATGTAATACCAATTCACGCGGAGTTGACCGCTGAGAAAGCTGGTGAGTCAATGGGGAACATACCTGAAAGCTTCAAAGCGAACATGGAAGGTGTTCCGCCATTATTTACAGGAATCCAAGAGCATCAGGCAGAGATTGACCGACTGACGCAAAGCATCACAACTTCGCAAAATGAACAAACCGTTGCTGTTGACGAAACATCAAAAGCGCAAGCGGCGGCAGAACAAGAGGCTCGCAAGTATTTCGACGAATATCAAAAAGGACAGGCAAAAGCGGCTGAGGTTGATGCAGAAAAAGCAGTAAAGCAAGCCGAACAAAATGCGCTGAAGCAACAAGAACTTGCATTTCAGCTTGAGTTTGCGACAGCTCAAGCTACCGGAGACACGGAGCACATGGCGGCTCTTACAGCGCAAAAGAAATGGCTTGAAGATTATCAAAAAGCCCTGGCAGCTGGACTAGGAGAAGAGCAAGCGCAAAACTTCGCTACAAACATGGGCATCGCCGCAGCAAACTCGGCAAATATCAAGCAATACGATAAAGACGGAAATCAGTTGTTTTTCAAAGCCGCAGAGAATGCTTCCAAATTGAATGAGAGTCTCGCATCTGCAACAGGGTTTGCTGATACGTTGGCTAAAATGAAAGATATTCAAGCGATGGACAAGGCTGCGAATAGCGCAAAGGCGGCAAGAGATGAATTGAGGGCAATGGATAAATTGCTTGGAACTGATCTTGCTCAAAAGAGTTTTCCCGATCTTGCTAAAAAGCTAGGAATAGATAAGCTAGGACAGACAGGCGAGGAGCAAATCCGAGCCGTAGTTACATATTACAACAAAATAAAAACTGATCTGTCAAACAGTCCTATTAACTCACAGAAAGGCCAAGAAGATATCCTTAAGGTTATTAAATTCCTAGGCGGAAACCCATTGGAAGCCGACCTTGTAGTTAATTACCAAAAAGCCAAAACCGCAACGGATACCGCATTTTCAAAAGTCGAAACCACATTAGACGCAGAAAAGTCCGTAAAGGGTCTTCGTGACTCCGTGAAGGACGGCATCGAGCTTGATGTGGCAGCAAAGTCAGGCGTGAATGGCACGCTCGATCTCATCAAGACCGCCGTCGAAGCGATCAAGACCGCAGTTGAAAAAATCGAACCTAAACTACCCCAGCAAGTTTTAGCATAAAATTATGGCACATACATATTACGGATCAGACGGCTTAATTTTAACGAGCATCACGAAGGAAAATTTTGACTCTGGATTAAGTCGCGTCGATTGCATTTATAAGTGCAGGACAACAAATGCGGACGATTTAGAACTTAATTTAGTTGCAGGCTTTCGACTTCCAGAACGTCCCGATTACATCATCCGAGAGAACGCAAAACGCAAAGATGAAACGGATGGATTTACGACATTCACGGTAAGCGGGTTTTATGGAACCTTGCAGATTAGCGGGAATGGAAGTATTCCAATTCCCTCAGTTTTAGGCGCGAGGACAAATTCTTTTAAATTGACGGTTTATGCTGCGGTAAACAGCCCGCCTCCAGGTATCCCTACATCATTTGTCGCAAATTATTCAATTAGGGTTCTTAGTGATACAATAACAAAAAAGTTTACGCTGCCAACGACAACATCGGTTACAACATTACTACTACCTGATGAACCCTTAACCTACCGAGTCTTAAGCGTCACTCCAGACCAAATTTTTTTAGGAATTACTTCGTATGATTCTAATTTAACATTTGAGCAAAATTTTATTGCAACCTATAGTGGATCTAAGCAAATAGTTTTTCAGCCATCGTTTAATGATGCGATTGCACCGCAAAACGGAATTATTAATGTAAACCGAACAAATTTCGGGAATGTCGATGAGGTCACGGTAACATGGGGGTTGGAGTTTAGAGACGCATATATGATTGTTACAGATTCTTATTAACGCATGAACGATTTCCCCGTAGATTTTCAGACCGTAGCTAAAGGCGGAAAATCAACAAGTCCGATATCTTCAAGCGACTTGATGAAAAATTTTGCTTGGGCAAAATTGGTGGTGGATAGTTCGCTTGTGGATACGACTTCGGTGATGGGCTTTTCCGCTCACAAATTCAAAATGCCAGCATTGCCGGGGTCGGGGACATTTGTATTAGGCGCGGTAAACGGCTCGTTGTCGTGGATCGCAACCGAGGAATGTCCATGACCCTCGGCCTCACATCTTCCGGATCGATCAAGATCAAAACCGACAACGGCGGCCTTCGCGCTGTGAATTGCGCGTGTTGTGCGACTGGCCCATTTATTCCTTGCGCGGATTGCGCTCCACTTCTCGCCAACTTTACATTTTCACTTACTGGGGATCAAGTGGACATTACTGAAGAATTTCAATATCCTCCGATAATTTGTCCATCTGACAACTGCAATCTTATTCCATTCCCAAATATTCCGCCGCGCACCTGTTCCGATTCTTGGGACGCATTTGGCCCTGGTGAATCTGGAACAAATTTGTATTTAATAAACATTAACAGGGCATCAACAACTGGCGATGCAAGCGGGTGTTGTTGGCAACTTACTCTTTATGTTCAAGGAACATTTGAATTTACATTTGACGGTTACCCTGATGTTTGTTTTGTAAACGGGTCCGGATCAGTTGATATAACCAGTTTAAATCCAGCGGGATCATATCCATTCACAATATCAGCCGCATGCGTTCCGCCATTTATGGGGCCTCCAACGAACTTCAATTTCACCGTAACAATATCATGACCTACGAGGATTTTTTAGCCAAAATGCCAGAAGGATTGCGCGAGACGCATAGGCAAATGCGATCAGCTATAAATGCGGGACATAACTTCGCTCGCGCAGGCTTCGCGACCACCCCACCCGAAGCACTCGCCACCCGCGAAGCCACCTGCCGCGCCTGTCCCGAATGGGACGCCGCCGCGTTGAACAACACGGGCCGCTGCCGCAAGTGCGGATGCTCAACATGGGCGAAACTAAGAATGGCAACCGAGCGTTGCCCTCTCGGCAAATGGGAAGCTGTTGACAAAACACCCGAATAAATGGCACGCGACCTATTTATTGACACCACCAACCGCAGGCTGGCGACGAGCCTAATAAGCCTTGCACCGGCTACAACGCAACGATTCGTCAAGGGCGACAACGGCGCAATCAACCTTTATTTTCTGGAGGCGACAAACAACGTGTCCGCTCCGTTTAATGTGATCGACTACACAGGTACGAGCGTGAAATTCGGCGTAGGAAGCCGCACAGGCACTCCAGCCAGCGGCACTTTTACGTTGTCCTTCGGGGGACAGACCAGCGGAGCAATCGCGTTCAGCGCGACCGCAGGCGCGATATCGTCCGCTCTCAACTCGCTTTCTACGATCACCGCCGCAGGATCGGTATCCGTTGACGGCACGATGGCAACCAACTTCGTCGTCTCGTTTAACTCAGCAGGCACGCAGTCCGCGATCACGGGCAACTTCGCCAGGCTAATTCCAACCACGACAGCTCTCATCGACGAGCGACTCGTAGGAGACGCCACCAACGCCGAGATTCAAGAGCTTCAACTCCGTCTTGCTCCGGCGGTATACGAACCAACATGGACGGATCTCGGAACAGCCATGACCGTCAGCGTAGCAACAACGCTAACAGGCTCGACGCTAAACAACGAAATTCAGCGCGTGACATTCTCTCGCGCTCCGTATCTCGGCAGCTACCGATTTACGGTTCCGACCTACAACGTGGACATTGCATCAACCGTCACAGATGGCGTATTTATTACAACAAGCAACCACGGCCTGACGCTCTCTCAGCCTGTCGTGTTAACAGGATTCACGGCGTTAAGCGGATACACGGCGGGACTTCAATATTTCGTGCGCTCGATCCCGCAAACAACCGAGTTTTTGCTTGGCGTAACAGCGGGAGCCGTTGCCATCACGACCGGCACAGGAACGGTAACGACAGGCAGCGTTGCCACAACGGTGCTACGGCAGACGATACCACTTGACGCTGGAACAACAGCAGCAGAATTGCAAGCAGCCTTGCAAGCACTCGACAGCATAGGCACAGGCAATGTGACCGTTGTCGGAGTTCAGAATAGTTACTACGACATCAATTTCGGAGGCGACAAGGGCTTTACCGACTTGCCGACACTTCAAGTCCAGAGCGGCTTGAGCGCAGCCCCAGGCAAGACTGCCTCCGTTGATTTCAATACGTTCGGCGTCCGCGATCTGTTGCTTAATGCAACATCGGTAACGACCGATATCGAGATCGAACTAACGACCGCAGGAGAGCGTAGCACGATCATCCTCCAATCATGCACGCTCACCGAGGAACTCATTAGCCAAGGCGGATTGAGCTAATGGACAGTCACGCTTTCCATTCGCTCGTCGGCACGTCCGCGCCAGCAGCCGCTGTCTTGATCTCGTTTTCGGAAGCTGAAGCATGGCTTCGCGTTGCTTCTCTCGTACTAGGAATTTGCATCGGTGCGGTATCGCTGTATAAAATGCTCAAAGCAAAAAAACCATGAAAACACTACTCGCAAAATTGAAGGAACCGTCAACCATTCGCGGGGTCGCGATAATCGGAGCCGTTGCCGGTTTGAGCTTGGAACCAGCAAAATGGGACGCGATAGGCGCGGCGCTTGCCGCGATAATCGGACTCATCGAAATCTTCCGAAAGGAAAAATGAACGCCAAATCCATCGCGCTTTGGATGATCGTTCTCTCCTTCGCGTTTCTCGGAATGGCATTACTGACTTCATGCGCTGGATTCAATAATCCGGCGGTCTGCGTCAAGACGGATTACGGAACATTCTGCTACGAACTCCCAGACATCCAAGGCTTGAAAAAATGACCTTCGACGAACGCAGCGAGATCCAACTTGCAACGCTCCACCCCGAAGCACAAAAGGCCGCACGCGCCTTTCTAGGCGTTGCAAAGGTCATCGCTGCAAAGGTGGGGTGCGACGTTAAGATCATCAGCGGCACGCGGAGCTATATGGAGCAAGAAGCTCTCTACGCGAGGGGTCGCACAACCCCAGGGAAAAAGGTCACGAATGCACCAGCGGGGCACTCGAATCACAACTTCGGCATCGCTTTCGATATTGGTATTTTTCGTGGCAAGGAATATTGCGGCGAGCATCCGATCTACAACGAGCTAGGCACGCTCGGCAAAAGCCTTGGCCTTGAATGGGGCGGAGACTGGAAGTTTGTTGACGAACCGCACTATCAGTTGCGTCCGCATTGGGCGAAAGGAATGACCGAGCGGGAAATGCTCGCAATTTTACGCACTAGAGTATCTAAAAAAATAGACATCCTTGCTTGAAAAAAAAGAAACAACCGACGGTTGAATCGGAGCGAACAGAAGCACTCGCGGAAGCGAAGCGTATCCTGTCCGAGCACTACGACTGCGGGCTAACTATTGTTTCTTGGGAGCAGGGCGGCGAGACGATGCACGGGGAGTTTGTATTCGGCAACAAATACGCCGTCGAAGGACTAGCGAGCGACTCTTTCAGCATTCTATTTCCAGACTTGGAAGAAGAAGAGGAGGAAGACGAAGCATGAAAATGACACTTGAATACGACGAGACCGAGCGATACGAGCACGAGGTTGCCTGCAAAGCTCTCGATATTTTGATATTGGTGGATGACATAGACCAAGAACTCCGATCCGCTCTCAAGCACGAATCCGGAGCGTTTGCGAAAATGGACGAGGACACGATGGAAGCCGTTCGCGCATGGATATGGGAACAACGTAGCGACCGCAATATCCCAGAACTAAAATGAAGGGCTGGAAATT